AAGATATTCGAGAAGATAGACAGAGAAAAGTAGTGCTGTATTATGACTGCTGGACAATTTATTATTACACTTGGTATATGTGCGTATGATTGAAATATTAACATCAATGTTACCCATCTTTACTGGCTTTATTGCTAGGTTAGTTGCTGATGGTCTAAAGCAGAAGTCTGAGAATCAGAAGTTAATGATTCAGGCTATGACTGCTAACAACAAAGCAATCGATAGTGCTAGAGAATATGCACTTAAAGAATCACCTTATGCTGCAGCAACAAGAAGAACTATATTCTTTATTATCTTAGCATTAGTATGTGTGTATGTTCTAGCACCTGTATTGTTTGATGTACAGACAGTTATTCCTGTAATAGACAAAGGTGTTAGTTTCTTAGGATTGACGATTACAGAGGATTCTACGAGTTATATAACAGTAGATGGTCTAGTAAAATATAATGAGATATTCACTTGGACATCTAACATCGTCTCTTTTTACGTAGGTTCTCAGATTAAAGGCAGATGAATAAACAAATAGTAAATGGTGCTATAGGTTTAGGATTTGCTTTTATAGCGTTCTTAGGTTCTCAGTTGTATCAAGCTAACAACGATATAGTTAGACTTAAACAACAAATGGTATTGTTAGTTGATGACCATATGCAAATTATTCCTTCACCAGAAAATGCTTTGGAAAGAGGTAGGATAGAATCAAGAGTTAAAGTTAATGTAGCAATACTTAGAGAGATTGAAGATAAGATTAGAGATTTAAGACAAGAAATTAAACTATTAGAGATTAGAGTTGAAGCACTTAAGTAAACTAAAAGTATTAGTAGAAAGATTTGTACAGTCTTGGTCTGCTTGTATGTTAGCTATGGTGCAAGGTGATGTAAGTGTACTAACATTCAATCACGCTATAGTAGCAAGTAAGACAGGACTATTGACTGGATTATCTATGGTAGTAGCAAGTCTATATAAAAATGGTAATCAATGGTTAGGTATTTACTTAACTGGTTTGTTTACAATGATTGCAGACTTTGTTGTACACCCACAACACTTCCCATTAGAAGCAGCAGTTACAGGATTAGGTGCTATGGCATTAGCTACAGTATATGATAAATATAAGGATATAAAGAATGCCAGTATATAAATGTCCTAAAGGTTATAAGATAGGTAAGAAGGGTAAGTGTATCTATAAGACTAAAATGGCAGCAAATAAAGCATATGCCGGTTATTTAGCAAAAAGAAAGGGTTAGGTATGGCAGAAACAAAAAGACGTAAATCTCAGCCAATTAGACGTACTACAGGCAAAGGTGGTAACTACAGAAAGACTAAGTCAGGTGCTGGTATGACTAAAAAGGGTGTAGCAGCTTACAGACGTGCTAATCCCGGAAGTAAACTACAAACAGCAGTAACTGAAAAGAAACCTAGCAAGTCTAGAGCAAAACGTAGAAAAAGTTATTGTGCTAGGTCACTAGGTCAACTTAAGCGTAGTTCTGCTAAAACACGTAATGACCCTAATTCAAGAATACGTCAAGCAAGACGTAGATGGAGGTGCTAATGGCATACCAAAAGAAGAAAGGTACACACGGTAAAGCTTGTTGGAAAGGATACAGAAGAGGTAAAGGTAACAGTTGCCATAAAGTTAAATCAACCAAAAGGAGAAAATAATGCCATACGGAAAAGGAACATACGGAAGTAAAGTAGGTAGACCACCTAAAAAGAAAACTGCAGCTAAAAAGACAAAAATGTGTCCTAAATGTGGAAAAAAGTTAGCGTAGTCTATTGACTTTTTATTACTTTTGTGATATAATATTAGTATAGAATATGATTAGAAAAACATTTGGAGCATCTCTTCAAACTACAGATACTACATTATATGAAGTACCTACTGGAAAGAAAGCTCAGTGGGTATTGATGTATGCTACGAATACTTCAGGTTCTACAACTAACTTCACTACAGATTTCTACGATAGTTCTGAAACAGCTACATTATCTATATTTGATGCTTATTCTCTTTCATCTAAAGAGTTCTTTAAAATAGGTGGAGAGTTTAATGAGTTTGTAGCAATGTACGAAGGTGATAAGATTATTGCTTCTTGTGCTACTAATGATGCTATAACAATGCTAGTATCTGTTATAGAAGAAAACGATATTATACAAGGCGGATAAGATATGGCAGAGATGCAAGGAATGCTACAAGTAACACCAGAATTAGAAGCACAAGGTCGTGTTGGTGATACTGAAGTAGGTACAGTAGATATTGACTCTGTTATTATTCCTGCAGACATTATTAATAATCCTGAAGTTAAAGAGTTAAAAAATGCTTTAACTGAGTTGTATAGTGCTGTATCTTTAGATATTAATCAGTTTACAGTAACTCCGGAACAAACAGAATATAACAAAACTGATAACTTCTTACAAGCTCATTTAACAATGGGTGAGCTTATTATACCTCCAAGTATATTACAAATGTCTGAAGAGTTGTTACCAGCTATTCAGAAGATGTTTACTGAATTAAAAGTTAATCCTAATCAATACACTGTAGGTCATTCTGAAAACAGTATTAACCCTGAAACAGGATTACCTGAGTTTGGTTTTTTTAGTGGTATTATTAGAAGTATTAAAAGAATTGTTAAACCAATTACAAATATTGTTAAAGATGTTTTTAATGGTATTAAGTCTTTTGGTAAATCAATTGGTAATGTAGTTAAAAAAGTTGCTACAAGTCCTATAGGTCAAATAGCAATATCTGTTGCATTTCCTCAATATGCTCCATATATTAATGCAGCTACTAAAGTTGCTACAGGTCAAAAATTAGGTGTAGCAGATTTTGTATCACTAGGTGTTAGAGGTTATAATGATATTACTGGTGGTAATTTTACTATTGACCCTAATGTAAATAAAGCTTTAAATGCTGTAGAACGTGTAGCAGATGGTGCAGATGTTAAAGAAGTATTAATATCATCATATGGTGGAGACTTTGTAAAAAAATTAGGTTTAGATACTAAAGTTAAAGATGCTTTAGGTAGTTTTACAGATAATGATACAGTAAACTGGTTATCAGAAAACATTGACTTTAATCAAGCTGGTGCAGATTTAATGGGTGGTGCTTCTGCATTTACAATGCTTAATAATCAGTTTGGTGAGAAAGTAGCTAATTACATTGGTCAAGATGACCCTAATTTAAAAGCATTAGGTTATGCAGGTATTAGAACTGCACAAGCTATTGATGATGGTGCTAATACTACAGAAGCAATATACAGAGGTGCTAGAGAATATTATGATAAGGGGGGAAAACTTCCTAACTTTGGTGACATTGCTGATTCTATTAACTTAGATATTAATCTTCCAGAAATAGATTTAAACTTTGGTGATTGGGCTAAGTCAATGGATTTTGAGTTACCTGATATGTTCTCTAATTTTAGTTTACCAGAATTAAAAGGAATGAATCTAGACTGGTCTAAGTTTAATTTAGGTGATTATGATTTTAGTCAACTAAAAGATATATTCAATACTCAAGGTATTTCTGTTCCTGATATGCCTGATTTAGGTGTAGATTTAAGTGAAATAGATTTAGGTAAGTTATTTGACTTTACATTAGGAGAAAGTGTAAATATTGAAACACCTCAGAAATCAAAACTAGCACAACTTGCAGAGCAACAGCAAGAAGAAGATACATTTGAAAATCCTTTACTAGGTAAAAACCCATTATTACAAACTGAAGAGCTTCCTATATCTAGGCAGTTATTATCCTCACTTAATTTAGGTACAACGGTATGACATATTTACAATTAGTAAACGCTGTAATGAGAAGACTTCGTGAAGAAGAAGTTACTACTATTAATGAAACAGATTACTCAACATTAATATCAGACTTTGTTAATGATGCTAAACGTCTTGTAGAAGATGCTTGGGATTGGACAGCACTACGTGACACTACTACTATTACAACTGTAGCAGGTACGGCAGATTATTCTCTAACAGGTTATGGTCAAAGAAGTAAAGTATTATATGTACATAATGATACTGATAATAACGTAGTAAACTTACAATCACTACAATATATGAATAAGCAGAATCTAATGACTGACGATGCTACTGGTACTATACAAGGTTATGCTATTAATGGTTTAGATGGTAACGGTGATATTAAGATTAAGTTTTATCAAACACCTAATGCAGTAAAGTCTATTAAAGTACACGGTGTTAAAAGACCAGATGCTTTAAGTGCTGATGCTGATACTGTATCTGTTCCTACAAGTCCTATTATTCAATGGGCATATTCTTATGCACTTAGAGAGCGTGGTGAGACTGGTGGTGAGTCTGGAGCAGAACAAGCAATCTTTGCACAGAATGATTTAGCTACAGCAATCTCATTAGATGCAGGACAACATCCTGAAGAGTTAATTTGGAGTTATGTGTAAATGGCTAAGCCTTTACAGAGTGTTGCTATTCAAGCTCCGGGATTCTTCGGACTTAATACGCAAGATTCACCTACAGCATTATCTGAGCAATTTGCACTAGATGCTACTAACTGTGTTATTGACCAATTTGGTAGAGTAGGTGCTAGAAAAGGATGGAGTTACGTAACAACTACTAATCCTGATGATATAGTACATATTAGTGAGTATGTACAAGAAGATGGAACTACAGAAACAATTAGTGCATCAGCTACTAAAATATATAAAGGTACTACAACACTAACAGATATTACTCCAGCAAGTTATACAGTAGGTGATGGTGTATATGATGCAGCTACATTAAACAATAAACATTATTTGTTTAGAAATGATAGCAAACCTCTTGTGTATGATGGTACTAACTGTGTAGCTATTGAAGACCACGCAGATTATTCTGGTACAGTACCTCAAGCAGATATAGTAATGTCAGCATTTGGTAGATTATGGGTAGCAGATACTTCTAGTGATTCTACAGTAGTGTACTGGTCAGACTTACTAGTAGGTATGAAATGGGATACTGGTTCATCTGGTTCTATTGATGTATCTAAAGTATGGGCAGATGGTGCAGATACTATTACTGGACTTGCATCACATAATGGTGTATTAATTATATTTGGTAAAAGACAGATACTATTATATACAGGTGCTGAAGACCCAGCAACTATGCAATTAGGTGATACTATTGTAGGTATTGGTTGTATTGGTAGAGATACTATACAAAGTACAGGTACTGATTTAATATTTTTATCTGATACAGGTGTTAGAAGTTTAGCACGTACAGTACAAGAGAAGTCTGTACCAATGACTGATTTAAGTGCTAATATACGTTCTACATTAAGTTCATATTTACTTACTGAAACAGGTAACATTATTTCTATATATTCACCTGAAGAAGCATTCTATTTATTACATTTACCTGCATCAGAGCAAACATATTGTTTTGATACAAGAACACCACTAGAAAATGGTACATATAGAACTACAGTATGGAATGGTATTAATCCACAAGCTATGTGTAGAACTAGAACAGGTGATTTATTACTAGGTAAAGTTAATGGTATTGCTAAGTATGATGGTTATCAAGATAATAGTGTAAGTTATCAAATGTCATACTTTACTAACTATATTGACTTTGGTGTACCATCTAATTTAAAACTATTAAAGAATTTAAAAATTACAGTTATTGGTGGTTCTGCTACTGATGTAACACTCAACTGGGGTTATGACTATTCTTATGCTTATAAGAAACGTAGATTTACATTATCTACACAAGTCATAGCAGAGTATAATATAGCAGAATACAATGAAGGTGAATTTAATGCAGGTGTATTAGTGAACAGACCTAATGTAAACGCATCAGGTGGTGGAGCAGTAATACAACTTGGTATTGAAGCAGAGGTTGATGGAGCTCCAGTCTCTATTCAGCGTATGACAGCACAAGCAATCGTAGGAAGGACAATATAATATGAGTAACTATACAAAGACAACTAACTTTGCGGTGAAGGATACGTTGGCATCTGGTAACCCTGCAAAGATTATTAAAGGTTCAGAGATTAACACTGAATATGACAACATCGTTACAGCAGTAGCAACTAAAGCAGACACAGCATCACCTACCTTTACTGGTACAGTGACAGCAGCTACAGTTAATGTAACAGGTACGTTGACTGCAGATACAATTGATGGAGGTACATACTAATGGCTGCAATTGATGATTTAATGTCAGGTATGGCAGATGCTGGTTCTGTAGCTAGTTCTACAAACCTAGACTGGTTAAATAATTTAATTAATCAAGGCGGTAGTCTTGCTTCTGCTGTTCTTCCATATCAATCTACTCAAGATGTTATGGAGAAGATTCAAAGCACTGCCGGTACATTTAAAACAGGTGCTGAACAGTTAGCAGAGAAAGCTAAAACAACTGCAGCATTTCAACCATTTGCTGTTAAGACAGGGATGGGTAGTACTCAGGTAGGAGCAGGTGGAGGAGTTACACAAACATTATCTCCAGAAGCTCAAGCATTATCATCAGGATTATTACAACAAGCTACATCACTAATGGGTCAACAACCTGTTACTGCTCAAGGTTTGTTTCAACAAATGCAAACTGCACAATCACCTGAGATTCAAAGACAGCAACAACAACTTGCTCAACAACTACAAGCACAAGGTAGAGGTGGTGTACAGACTGCTATGTATGGTGGTACTCCAGAGCAGTTAGCAATGCAGAAAGCTATACAAGAGCAACAGTCTCAGAACTTATTATCTGCAATGCAGTTAGCACCTCAATTACAAGGTCAACAACTAGCTAATGTACAAGCTGCATTAACTGGTGCATATACACCTCAAGCACAACAACTAGCAACATTAACACCAGCATTATCTGCTGCACAGATTGCTCAGTCTGCAGGTGCTAGTGGAGCAGAAGCATTAACTAACTTAGGTATTCAAGGTTTAACTAGTGAGGCAGCACTACAGTCTGCTCTTGCAGAATTAGAGAAAGGTAGAGCATCTGCACTAGGAACTTCATTATCTGGTATGTTTACTAGTGATGCTGCATCTAGAGTTGATTATGCTCAAACATTAACTGGTATTAAAGATGCAATACAAAACTTACTTAAGATTTTTAGTTAGGAGATTATAGATGGCTGATTTAACATTAGAAGGTTTACTTAAAACTCCTGAAGACATAAGAAGAGAGCAAATAGAACAATTGCAGAAGTTAGGTCAAACACAAGCTGCTGCAGGTAAGAAAGCTCCTACAGGTTCTGCTATTGCTGATATTATATTAGGTATGGGTAATATGGCTGCTCAATATGCTCCTATGGATGCAGATTTAATGAAAAGAGGTATTACTGCTGCTTTAGGTGTGCCTGAGTTAGGTAGAAGTGGAGAAGAACGTAGAGCAGGTACAATTACTCAACTTACTAAAAAGTATGGTACAACTGCTGATGGTTTAGCTAAAACAGCAGATGAATTAGATGCAATGGGAGACAGTGCAACTGCTACTAAATTTAGAGCTTTATCTCAAAAGAAAAAGTTAGAAGAACGTGAAATGTCTATTAAAGAAAAAGACATAAGCATTAAAGAAAAGAAAATTAACTTAGAAGAAAAAATTAATAATGCTGTAACAACATTAGGTGTTAATGCTGGAACTCTTAATAATGCAACTTCTGAATCTGTTGCTAAGGCTGTTAACTATGCAGAACAGACTGGAGATATTCAAAGTGCTAGAGAATTATTAAAATCAAAACCTGCGGCTAAAACAGTTATTAATTTTGCAGATAAAGGTAAAAATAAATTTTATGAAAAATTAAGTGAGTTACAAGCAAAGAAAGTTACTGACTTAAGAGATGCAAGTACAACTGCTGTAGCTTCTATGTCTAATTTACAAGAAATGCAAAAACTTTCTAAATCTGGTATCTATGAAGGTTTAACTGGAAATATTGAATTAAATATTACTAAAGCATTATATGAAGCTGGATTAACTGATGACGAAAAACTAGCTAATACAGAAGAATTTTTACTTAGAGGTGCTAAGGAAACTATTGATTTATTGCAAACAGGAGCATTAGGTACAGGTGTTTCTATCTCTAATAAGGATTTAGAATTTATGCAAGGTATCAGCGGTGGTAAAATTACATTAACTAAAGAAACAATTGATAGATGGTTACGTGTAAGAACTTATGTAGCAACTCAAGCAATTAAAGTACACAATGATTATGCTCAAGAAATGAATGAGCGTTATGGTTTAGAAGGTGTTCAAAAAATTCCTATTATGAAATTTAGAGGAATGCAAAAGACAGAAAACGGAGAAAAGTTTATTTGGAATGGTAATTCTTGGATTAAACAAAAGGATTAATAATGGCAGAATACGGTTACGATATTGATAAAATTTTAGCATACTCAGAAACAGAAGACACTGGTTCTACTACAGATAGTGGGACTGCTACTTATGGTTATGATGTTAATACAATTTTAGAATCAAATGACCCTGAGTTAGAAGGTTCTGTATTTGGTAAACAAGTACCTACTACAGCAATTGGTAGATTAGGTGAAAGCTTTAAACAAAGAGAACAAGATGTAGCAGATGCTTTAGTTAGTTATGCAAAAGGCACTGCAGATTACGAACAAGCTAAGTTTAATGCAGTTACTAAAGGAATTGTTGGTACAATTAACGATATTGCAGGAGAAGCAGTATCTACTTTATTTACTACTTTTACTACTCAAGAAGCTAGAGATTATCTTAAAGAGTTAATTGCTTCTGGTACTGAAGAAGTAATGAAAACTGACACTGCTAAAAAGTTATTAAATCTTTATGAAACTTTAGAACCAGAAGACCAAGCAACAGTAGATGGTGCTGCTAATTCTGCATTACTTTCACTCTCAAGATTTAAAATGCCGGGTACTAAAAAAATTACTAGTACCTTAAAAAGCAGTGCTGCAAAGTCTAAGATAAAGAAAAGAGAAAAACAAGTTGCAGATTCTGTATTAGACCAATCTAACAATGCTCAAGGAAATAGAAACATTAAAGATATTGACCAACTTAAAGCAGATAAAGAATTACTAAATGCTTTCTTTTCTGTTCCCGGTGTTAATGCTTTAAAAACTCCCGGAGGTAATGTTAAACTTATTGATACTGAATTAAAAAAACTAGATGCTAAATTAGAAAAAGCTGTAAGAAGTGGTAAAAGTTCTAATTTATTGTTTAGTAAGAAAGGTGTTAAAGAGGCAATACAAAGAGATATAGATGCTTTAAAAGACCCTGCCAACAAAGGAGTATATGACCCTGTATTTAAGACTTCATCTTTTAAGTCTTTATTTGAAGATTTTAAAGAAATTGCAGATGGCTGGATAGATACTTATAAAGCAATAAGACCTAAAGATATTTTAGAAATAAGAAGAAAGTTTGATAAAAGTATAAAGAAAAAGGCTAAAACAGATGATATGTTTAAAGATTTAGGAGCTCAGGGTAAAATACTTAGAACATACAGAGATAGTCTTAATAAGTTAATGGATGATTTAGATACAGGAGTTGATACTAAATCTATTAGAACTCGTATGTCTAAATTATATATTGTTAGAAGTAATATAAGGAAGAACAGTACTAATAATAAAACTTGGTATAAAAAAACAGCACAATACGCTAAATCTCATCCGTTTATGGTACTTGCACCTCTTGCCGGTAGTGGTGTGCTTTATGACCCTACAGTACAAAAATTAGGAGCTTTAGCAGGTGCAAGTTATTTAGGTTATAAAGGAGCTACTTCTCCTTATTTAAGACAAGGTGCTGCAAATTTGCTACAAACTGCACCTTACTTATCAACGACTGGTATGCTAGATTTAGCAAAGGAAGAAGAACAGTAATTAATCTTCCTCATAATGTAAACCGTCATTACCATTCTGACCTATGATGTCCATCCTATCGCCATCCCATTCAAGGATAGGTGACTTCATCTTGTGTTGGTCTTCTTCACTTAAGAGTTTCGTGTAGTATTCTTCGAGAGCAGTTGCTTTAATTCTTTCAACGAGTTGGTTGTACTTTTCTTCTGCCTCGATTCTTTTCTTCTTCTCAAATTCGTACTTGGCAACCCAAGAGATGTAAGAGTTCTTTTGTAACTCACGCCACGAATCCACTATTGATACCTCTTGAACCAGACACGTCTACCATTCTTTCTGATGTCGATTGTCTTACAGTATTCAGTAGCACCTCTTTTCTCAGCTGACATAACATACATATAACAAGACCATACATCTTTACATATATAAGTACCGCCACCCTCTATTCCATCATTCTTTACTACATCCATAGTAATTAAATCTGGTGCAGGGAACTGATACACATTTGGTTTACTCCAATCGTGACTAGCAAATGCTACACCACTAAATAACAATCCTAATAATAACTTACGCATATCTTCCTCCAAACCTCATAGGTATT